TTTACACGTACACCGAGAAACCTCATATCCACTAACACAGGAAATAAATTTGTTTCTAAATTAAATATAGATTTTAAATCTTGTAATTGTATTTCTTTTTTCATTTCTTGCCATAACTCAAAAGTTATTTCAGCATCTTTTTCTGCATAGTTACCAACATACATTGCAGGTAGTTTATACATTTCTCCTTTTGCATCTACACCCCATTCTTTTGCTGCTGCATACAATGCTACTTCGTCTTTGCCTTTGCCTATGTATCTTCTTGCACAACTATTTAAATCGTATCGCATTTGATTTTCATCTACGATAGCTGCACAAATCATTGTATCTACCATCTGTCCTTTGATAGTAAGTCCCATAGATCTAATCCAACATACGTCATACATTGAGTTGTGAAATATTTTTGTAGAGTCTGTGTTTAATATACTTTGGAACCATTTAAGAACCATCTTCTTATCCATATTACCACCACCTTCATGTGCTATTGGATAGTAACCAGACCAGTTATGTACAGCTACAGCTATACCAACTACTTCTCCAACACCTATTATAGCGCCGGAACCCATTGACTTGCCTATGTTTGGATCTTTAGTTTCTAAATCTATTGCTATCTCATTGTAGTCAGATAAATCTGGAAAACTATCTGGTGGAAGCCATTCTGTTTGTGCTTTAAATAATGGTATTTGCATTAAGAATAATCTCTTTCCTTTATCATTTCTAAATAATGTATTGCCTTATCTATGTCTTGTTCTTTCCCTTTCGCTGCATGTCTGCATATATATTTTATAGCCGATCCCTCTGCAAAAGGCAACCTGTTCTTGTTTATAAACTCACTTGGCTGCACAACCATATCTTTGTAATGAGATCCACCTACTTGTTTTTTGTATGCTGTCATATTTTAAAACTTTTATAAATATCCTTTGGCTTGACTACATGCAGATGTTCTTTTGTTCTTGTTGCTCCAACATAAAACAATCTGTTTTCATCATCAGGATTTTTTTCATAACCTCTCTGTGTGTTTAAACTTAAATCAGATAACAAAACTACGTTATCTGCCTCTCCACCTTTTACTCCATGTATTGTAGAAAGTAAAATTCGCGGGTCTTCATTTAACTTCTCTCCATTCTTTCTCATCTTTCTAATATAGTTTACATTTTTTTGTGGTGCTTCATCAAACGCATCAAACCAAACATCTTCTGTTTTTAATCCAAAATGTAATTTTAACTCTGCTAAAGCATAGTAATTGTCTTTGTTTAATTCTTTTATTCTAAATTTATTAAAATTATTTACACCCATGTATGATGCAATTCTTTGTACGCAATCACCATTAATATTTTTGCCAGTTCTTAATTTTTCCCAATCTGTAATAGCTTCATGTAAATCTTGCTCATAACCTTTTTTAAATTTGTTTTTGTAATACAAACCTTTTTTATACAATGTATCTTCTAATTCATTTAACATGTATTTAGTTCTAGCTAACACCAACCATTTACCAGAAGTAAAATCTATGTTTTTAAATTCATTGTAATAAGATAATTTACCTTCTGTTGTTTTTGGTTGCCATTCTTTTTTTAATCTATTAGATACTCTACCTATAATATTCATAGCTACATCATGCACAACTCTAGGTATTCTATATGATTGTGTTAAATTTAATAATTTACCTTTTTGTGTAATAAATCTATTTACATCTGCACCAGCCCATCTAAAAATAGCTTGATCATCATCACCAGCTATGAAAGAATCATCTGTTTTATTCCAAATAGTTTTAGCCATATCCCATTGCATAAAAGACAAATCTTGTGCTTCATCTATAAATACAACATCAAATCTTGGTGACTTATCAGATTTAGTAAACTGAAATATCATGTCAGTAAAATCTATAAGATTATAATCTTTCTTGTATCTATCTAGTTCATTTGCTAAGATGCGCAAATTTTTTACAGATACATCTTGCGTGTGTTCTTTTGAATTAAATTGTTGTTCTGGTGTAATTCCTCTTAATCTTGCTAAGTGTATAATACGTAAATAGTCACTTTTTGTAGTAAATAAACCACTAAATTCTTCATCATAATCATTGTAATCTACAAATATTTTTATTTTTTTACCTAAATCTTCGTAATGCCTTCGTTGCATTACATTTTCTTTTCTTAAACCTAAGACTCTAAATGCTAGTGAATGAAGTGTTCTAAAATATGGCAGGTCATCTTCTGATAAATTAAATCTATCCATTGCTCTTTCTCTTGCTTCGTTAGCAGCTTTCTGTGTAAATGCAAAATAACCTATTCTGTTAGGATCTGTTTTCTTAAGATAGTCTTCTAATAAATTTAAAAGAGTTGTAGTCTTGCCTGTCCCAGGTGGTCCTAATACAATTGTTTTCAAAACACATCCTTTGGTTTAAATTCTTTTGGTGTGTACGTGTCTGATTGTTTTTCAAACTCATCAACTACCATTACATTTCTTCTTTTTTTACCAATACTAATTCTTGTTTCTTTACACTTACAATACTCAGCCATCATCTGTAATGTTTCTGCGTATTTTTCTGGCCATTTTCTACGTGCTAAATACTGATGAAAAAATTGTTGAAATATAAAATGGTGTTTTTTATCCGCTGTCCAAACATTACCACGTTCCATGTCTTCTTTAGTTGCACCCGTTCCCGTTCTGTCTGTGCAATACTCCTCTAAATAATCTAATAGCTGCTCTACTTTAGTTGCACCCTTAGGAGGATCTACTTCTTCTACGTTTGCTAATAAACCATCTATGTATTGACCAAAATCTTTTGGTTTAACTGCAGGTGGTCTTTTATTAAGCTGTTCTGCAACAGCTCTTTGAAATAATCTTTGTTCTAATAAAAATGTAATATCTTCTAGTTTAACTCTTTCACCATCTACGTTTACATAATAATGTGGTTTGTCTAATTTTATTTTTTGTAGATCACTTAGTACAGGAAATACAGACTGTCCTTGAATACCAAAGTTTCTTGTCATACATAATTTTTTATCACAGTGATTACACATAGGTTCTTCATTACATTTAAAACCTAATTCTTTTTTTTCGTGATACTTTATTTTGTCTTGAATAACTCTATCTTCTAATGGTGGATCAAAATATTTATAGTTAAAAGCATTTATTTTTTTATCCCATTCCTCAGGCCATTTTCTTTTTGCATATTGTATGTATTGATAGATAACTCTGTCTCTACCATCTTTTAATTTATTTTGTGTTAAAGATTCTATGCAAGGAGGACCATCATTAAATTCTGATTCAGGTCTTTTAATTTCTAATTTTTCTAGTTGTTCCGGTGTAATTTTATATTCATTATGTAATAAAAAAAATTCATCAATTGTAATAGCATTACCATTTTTGTCAAATGCATATCGTGTTGTATTTTTACAATTAAAGTATGGTAAATTAAGAAAATTTCCTGTATCATCTTGCGATTTTAACTCAACTTGTTTAGGAAATACTTCAGCACCACCGTGTCCTAAAATAGCACTTACAGACAATAACTTATCTCTCATTAAACTTGCGTCTACTGCAACTGTTGTAAATAAAAATACGTGTGCACCACCACTTTTAGATCTAAATACTATTAGTGGTAAATTACAACTTAAAATTTTTTGTATTAATTTTTTGTGATCAAAACCTGCATAGCTATCTATATCTACACAACCCCATCTACATTTGTTATCTTCATTAATTGGTATGATACCTAGACTAGGTTCTATACCGTTAACGTGATTTGTCCATAATAATTCAACGACACGTTCTCTTTTAACAAAAGACTTACCTTTTAGTTTTGTACCGTCAGCATTTTTTTTCTCAACGTGAGTACATCCGTGTGCTCTTTCTAAGCCACTGAATATCTGTATAAACTTATCAATCATAATTATCCGGCGGTGGCCGGTTCAGTCTCCCTAGACGGCCACCTATTATTCCAATCGGAATTATTTAATAAGGTGAATCCGTTTTAGATTCGTCAGAAGCTGGTTTAGCTTGTACTTCACCCTTGCTTACGCTTGATGCAAAGTTTTTAGCTATCTCATAAACAGCTTTATCTTGCACTGGACCAACCGTAGATACATCCCAACCAAACCATGTTCCTTTGTCATTAGACATCTGAACAGTTTTTAGTTTATAAATGTGGCTATATGTTGGCGGTGTGAATAAACCATTCTTACCTTGCAGCTTAAGTCCCATCATCATTGAGTTCCACTTACGACTAATTTTTAGTTGAGTCGCTTTCATAGAAATCAAAGCTGTTGTTGGACTCTTACCCAATAACACTACAAAATGATTTGCTGTGTTCTCGATATAATTACCGTTTGGTAATCTATCTTTGTAAGATTTATCACGAGTTGTTTTACTCATGATGTCACTTGATGCTTCGTGTATTGCTACAGGAGCACCTTTACTCTCACCTCTGTCTTGCCATTCTACAAGTTTTCTTGTGTAGTATGCTGGCAATACATCTATCCCTTTAGCACCGTCAAAAATTTCATTTGTGACAGTATTGAGAATCATACCAGGTTCTGCGCCTTCGATATGTTTCCCATCCCTTTTATTTACTTCAGGAGATAGTTGTCCTAATACTTTTAGAAATGGTAATGCAAGATCTTCTTGCGCCATGTTCTGAGTACCCGCATGTGCATCAGCTTCGAATAAATTCGTTGCTAGAGCACCTGCTTGTTTTTTTGCTACTTCGCTCATGTTTATTGTTTCCTTTTTATGTTTGTTTTATTTCCAACATATATGTTGAAAAGTTCCGTTG